CGCCTGTTAGAAAATGTTGAAGTTCAAAAATTGGTTGATGAATTTGTAGGGGCAGTGCTGGAAGAAAAGAAAATCACAGTCAACCAAGTGCTGGATGTCATCATTGAAACCATGAACCGATGCCGCCAAGCTGCCCCGGTGCTGAACCGGAAAGGTGAACAGATTTTTGTGGAAACGCCTGACGGGCAGATTGTGCCAGCGTTCACCTTCAACGCCAAAGGCGTGCTGATGGCCACTGACCAGTTGGGGCGCCACCTGAAGATGTTTACCGATAAAACGGAACTGACCACGCCGCCCGGCCAGCCCTTGGAGGCGGTCAACATGACGCTGGAAGAAGCGCAGAAACGCTATCAGGCCGTGACCAAGCTGAAGTGACACAGATTCAATGGCCCCCTGATTATCTGGCTGAATTCCAACGGCGCATTGCCTTTGGGGAAGCTGCCTACAAGGATATTCTGACGCGCAAGGCGCTGCTGCTGGTGTGGAAGGATGACCCGGTGCGGTTCATCAATGATTGCTGCATCACCCATGACCCGCGCAACCGGCCCCCGCTGCCTAAGCTGATGCCCTTCCTGCTATTCCAACGGCAGGAAGAATTTGTCTGGTTCCTGAAAGCCTGCCTGGATGACAAGGAAAGCGGGCTGGTGGAAAAGGCGCGTGACATCGGCGCAAGCTGGCTTTGCTGCGCCTTCACGGTGTGGCTATGGCTGTTTTGGGATGAAACCACCGTGGGCTGGGGCAGCCGCAAGGAAGAATATGTGGATGCCAAGGGCGACCCCAAGGCCATCTTTCCCAAAATCCGCCAAATCATTGATGCCCTGCCGGAATGGGTGAAGCCTGAAGGTTACAACCCGGTGAAGCACGCCACCTACATGCGGATTGTGAACCCGCAGAATGGCAGCGTCATATCCGGTGAAGCCGGTGATAACATTGGCCGTGGTGGCCGTACCACTATCTTTTTCAAGGATGAATCCGCCCACTATGAACGCCCGGAATTGATTGAAGCCGCCTTGGGCGACAACACGGATGTTCAGATTGACATTTCCAGTGTGAATGGCACTGCCAATGTGTTCTACCGGCGCCGGAATGCCGGTGAGGTTTGGGCGCCCGGCAAGAAGATGGAAAAGGGTAAAACCCGCGTGTTCATCTTTGACTGGCGTGACCATCCCGGCAAGTCACAGGAATGGTATGAAATGCGCCGCAAGAAGGCGGAAAATGAAGGCTTGCTGCACGTTTTTAAACAGGAAGTAGACCGTGACTATTCCGGTTCCGTTGACCGCATCATCATCCCGCAGGAATGGGTTAAGGCTGCCATTGATGCTCACTTGGTGTTGCCAAAGAAATACCCGGAAATCTACGGCAAGATGGTAATTGAAGGTGAAAAGGTGGCCATGCAGGACGTGGCGGATGAAGGTGGCGACAAAAACGCCTTGGTTGCCCGTCATGGGATTCTCTGCAACCACGCGGAACACTGGGCTGGTGAGGCAGGCGAGGCCGCGGAAAAAGCCATCCCTGAATGCACGCGCCTGGGTGTGAAGGAATTGTATTATGATTCCATTGGCGTGGGCGTGGGTTTCAAGACCCAGGTGAACACCATGAAGGAAAAACCAAGCTGGCCCATGCACATGCGCGTGCTGCCATGGAACGCTGGCGCAACCCCGCTTGACCCTGAAGACCATATCATCCCCGGCGATGACGAAAGCCCGCTGAACAAAGACCAGTACGGCAACCTGAAGGCGCAGGGTTGGTTCCGCGTGCGGGCACGGTTCTACAAGACTTTCCGGGCCGTGACGCAGGGTGACAAATTCCCGGTTGATGAACTTATCAGCTTGGATTCCACCATGCCTACCATCCATGAACTTTGCCAAGAATTAAGCCAAGCGGTGCGGAAAAAGAACGGCGAGGGCAAGACCATTGTTGACAAGAAGCCTGATGGCGCACGCTCCCCTAACCTGGCCGATGCCCTGATTGGCTGCTACAATCCCACCAAGGAAGCCTCTATCTTTGACGCTTTGTGATGTCAGTTCCCGCTTGTAGTGAATTGCATACAATTACATGGAAGACATCACACACACCCTGAAGCTGCTGACTGATAACATCAACCAAGCCAAGGAAAATGAGGCCAGCGGAAGCACGGCATTTCTGCGGCAGGATTTGAACATGGCCAGCCTGCTGGCGGAACAGCTTGCCCGGCAGATTATGGCAAAGGAAATGGAAGTAGAGGCGCGGGGCTAAACTGGTCTATTGCGTTGCGTGGCAATCCGCTGCGCTGAAGGTTCACCATCCCGCAGGCGCCGCACAAGGCTGGTCAACAGCCCTACTTCCGCACGCTTGTTGCAAACGCTGAAGGGTGGCGGGTCATAGAATGGGTGCAGCTTTTTGTGCCCTGCAATGACGCGGCACACCTTACCATGCACTTCCACAAGCCCCCAACCCGCGGGCAATTCCTCTGGCTTGATAAGCCCAGGTTCAGTGAAGAAATAGCGGTAAGCCCCCAGCGCCTTTTCATCGGCCCGGTGGGATTTCTTGGCATCACGCAGGAAATCAGCGCGGCTACACTTCACTTCCACGGTCACGCCAAAGCCATCCACAAATCCAATGGCATCCGGGCGTTCAGCGGTGGCGTAGCAGGTGATTTCCTTCACGGCCACTGAACAGCGCATGGAAATAAGCCATTTTACGGCGCGGTCACATAATTCTGCATGGGTCATTACTGAAAATCTCCCATATCAAGAATGTTTTTGGCTTCATTTTTGTAGGTTTGCCACTGGTAGTATTGGGCACTTCCAACCACAATAATCTGGCTTGGGTCTTTGCCATCCATGCTGCACAAGATGCGGGAAATCCGTTCTTCAGCCTGCTGGCGTTCTTCCCTATTGACCACAAAGGCCAGTGCCCGGCAAAGGCGCTTAACCGTTACTTTGCTGACGCGCATTTTTCTTCTTTCATTGGAATCAGGTGCGCCGTGCGCGGGTCAAACCCTTGAAGCATCGCCGCCACCATTTGAACCATCCTCTTTTTGGTGCGCAGCTTTGGCGGCAGGCTGAAATAATCATCCACCATGCTTTGTGCGTTCATCACGGCAACCGGGTTGTGTGGCTTGGCTTCAAAGGGCGGCGTGTGCTGCCGGATAGACGCTATAAATGATTCCATGCCGCTTTTCATCGCATCACCGGCATCCATTGGGCCTGCGGATGATTGCGCCATGGAAGCGGCACCGGCTTCAGGCTGGCCAGGTTATTGCGTGCCATGGCGGCAGAAACATGGATGCCCTGCGGGTTGGCCTTGTCACTCTGCACCACGCACCACAGGTCACGGTGCGCCAGCAGGCCATCCCCCTGCCATTGCATGTAGATTCCCATAGCATCATCCACGCAATCAGCGGGGTCAGCGTACATTTGGCCAATGTAGGCGTGGCCTTGGATAATCGCCACAAGCAGCGCAATCATGTGTTTTTCACTTCCATTGATTTATTTTGATATACATTGATGCTTCACGCTTGGCAAGCGGGCGTTGCGGGGTTAGGTAAAAAAATCTATGATGCCAACAATGAAACCGGTGTAGGAAATGGCAAAAACCAAAGCAAAATCCAAGAATGAAGTGCAGGTTGTGCCCGCGGCCAGTAACGCGGAAATAACCAACAGCCTGACAAGCCTAGTGGGCAGCCTTGCCCCTTTTATGCAGTTTGGCGGCGCAAATATGACCATTTCCAGCGTGGATTCCATGTTTGTGAACTCCCGCTGGTATCTGCTTTCCAATTTCCGGCAGCTTCTTTCCCAAGTTTACGTTGAAAACGGCATTGTGCAAACGCTGGTAGACCAGCCCGTTGATGATGCGTTCCGCACCGGCTTTGATGTGAAGACCGGGCAGCTTGACGGTGATGAAATTGAAGCCCTGCTTTACTACATGGAAAACAGCGGGATGCTCACCGCCCTGAAGGATTCCAAGAAATGGGCACGCCTCTATGGTGGTGGCGCGGTGCTGCTTATCACTGACCAAAAGGCCAGCGTTCCCCTCCGGATTCAAGACCTGAAGGAAGATTCCCCGATTGAATACCGGGCAGTTGATATGTGGGAACTCTATTACACCCGCATGAATGTTCAGAATGACTACGCCATCATGGATGATAGCCTGGACATGAACGCCAATGATGAATTCTTTGATTACTACGGCCACCAAGTTCACCGCAGCCGGGTGTTTGTGCAAAAGGGCAAGCAGGCTCCCAGCTTCATCCGCCCGCGCCTGCGCGGCTGGGGCATGTCAGTGCTGGAAAAGGTTGTGCGTTCCTTCAACCAATACCTGAAGAATCAGGATGTGGTCTTTGCCCTGCTGGATGAAGCCAAGGTTGATGTGTTCAAGATGAAGGGCTTTAACACCGCCCTGATGACCGCCACCGGCACGGAACAGGTCAGCAAGCGCCTTCAGCACGCCAACACCATCAAAAATTATCAAAACGCCCTTACCATGGATAAGGATGATGACTATGAACAAAAACAGGTTACGTTTGCGGGGCTTTCTGACATCCTTGTGCAGATTCGCCAGGGTCTTGCTGCTGACCTGAAGATGCCGATGACCAAGCTGTTTGGCATCAGCGCGGCTGGTTTCAACAGTGGGGAAGATGACATTGAAAACTACAATGCCATGCTGGAAAGCGAAATCCGCGCCCCCGCCACGCCGCAGATTGTTGAACTGCTGCAAATCGCCTGCCAAATCAAGTTTGGCTTCATCCCTGATGACCTGAAGGTTATTTGGAAGCCCTTGCGGATTCTCTCTGCTGAAGAAGAAGAAAAGGTGAAGAACCACAAGTTTAACCGCGTGATGTCTGCCTTCCAATCCGGCCTGATTGGCCCACTGGAAGCCAAGGAATCTTTGAACAAGGATGCCTTGCTGCCGGTTGAAGTGAAGGAAGATGATACCGTGCTGCCGCCTGTGGATGGTGATTTCACCACGCCTGAAGGTGATGGCGTTACGGCATGAAGCAAATTACCCCAATCCCTCTGAAGGATAAGTATTGGCGCTTCATCCGCGCTGAAATAGACCGGCTGTTCCGTGCGGTGCTTTTTGACCCTCTGTTTGAAGTCATCAAGCCCACCAAGAAGGAACTGAATACGCCGGTTCAGAACGCCAGCAGTGACGCCCTGACCTACGCCATCGCCAATGGCAGCGTGTGGTATGAAGACGGTGCGTTCCATGGCACCTTCAACGCCAAGGTCAGCAAGCGCCTGAAGGAAATGGGCGCCAAGTATGATTCCCGCAGTGAAACGTGGCGTTATGCCGGGGCCATGCCCGCGGAAGTCAGCCTTGCCATGACCATTGCCGCTGACCGGTATAGCAAGCTGCGGCACACCCTCATCCGCACGCTGGATGACATGAACATTGAATCCATCAACCGGCTTTCCGATATTCCCAACAAATACCAGCAAACCATTGATTGGATGGAAGGTGATTTCCAAAAGGCGGTGAAGGGCATCAGCATTCCCCCTACCCTCACGGCAGCCCAACGTGGCGTGCTGGCTGCGGAATGGGGCTACAACCTTGATAAATACATCAAGGATTGGATTGGGGAAAACATCATCAAGCTGCGGCAGGATATTCAGCAGCAGGCGTTCACAGGGCGCCGTGCGGAAAGCATGGTGAAAGACATCATCCACACCTACCAGGTTGGCCAGCGCAAGGCAGAATTCCTTGCCCGGCAGGAAACCAGCCTGCTGATGTCAAAATTCCATGAAACCCGCTACAAGGCCATGGGCATCAACAAATACCGCTGGTCAGGAACCATGGATAGCCGGGAACGCGCTGACCACCGCGCACTGGAAGGCAAGATTTTCACTTGGGATAATCCACCTGTCACCGATACCCGCACCGGCGCCCGCAACAATCCCGGTGAGGATTTTAACTGCCGGTGCATCGCCATCCCCCTATTGGATTAAATGACATGACTGAAAAAGAAGCATTGGGCTGGGCCGGGGAACTGCTGGCGGAAGCCGCGGAAAAGAAGATTTACGGCCAGGTTGTGGTGCAATTTGTGGAAGGCCGGGTAGTGCTGGGGCGTATTGAAGAAACGCGCAAGCCTTCTACATCCGCAGGCAAAGCCCCCGTTGACGGTCAAGTTAGAAAAGCATAGCTTTTTATTGTCGCGCTAAAACGTGAATGGTGAGGGAAAAACCTGGCCCATGCGGAAGCCCGCCCCCGCATGGGCCTTGCTATATAATAGGGAAACAGGAATTGACTAAAGAAGCTGCCAGTGAATTGAAGAATGCCCGCGCATTCCCCAAGATTTTCTATTGCCGCCACATGCAGCCTGGCGTTGCCGGTTATGAGAATGAAACCATCCTTGTGAACGCGGATGCCATGAAGGCGATGATTCCCAGCTTTGTTGGGAAGCCCATTTATGTTCACCACCAAGATGTTGACCTGGACACCTTGAAAGAAGAAGCCGCTGGTTACATTGCTGATAGTTTCTACAATGAATTGGATGGATGGGCTTGGGTCAAAATGCTGGTCATTGATGATGAAGCCATTGACCGCATCACTTCAGGATGGGCGGTTTCCAACGCTTATGTGCCCACGGATTGGGGCGCTGGCGGCACGGAACACAATGTCAAGTATGACCGCGCAATAAACACCGCCGATTTTACGCATCTTGCGATTGTTCCTAATCCCCGTTATGAACAAGCAAAGGTTTACTCACCTGAAGAATTCAAAAGCTATCAGGAAAGTAAGCGGCAACAGTTAAATGAACTGAAAAATGCCAAGGAAGACAAAAAAGGAGTGAAAACCGTGGGTCTGAAATTCTGGAATACCAAGACCACCAAGGAAGAAGCGGCGGAAGTCACGCCTGAAACCATGGTGGAAATCCAAAACGCTGATGGCAGCACCAGTGAAGTGAAGGTGGCTGACATGATTTCCGCAGTTCAAAACGCCAAGGCGAAAAAGAACGGGGAAGATGAAGGCGCCAAGGAAGAAGCCAAAGGCGACAAGGAAAACGGCAAGGCCAAGCTGAATGAAGAAAGCAAGGTCACTGTTGGCGATGAAGAAATGACCCTTGGCGAACTGATGAACCGCTACCACAAAGCCAATGAGGCCGATGAAGACAAAGGCGACAAGAAGAACGCCGATGATGAAGGGGTCAAAGAGGAAGAAAAGGGCGACAAGGAAAACCGCAACAGCAAAGAAAACTTTGATGAACTTCGCAACGCCCACAAAAAGGGTAGTGAAGCGGTTGTAACCATTGACACCGAATCCAACAAACTTGCCCGCGGTCAAAGCCGCTACGGCAGCCAGGCCAAGTAAGAAAGGACAACAGCCATGACGCAAAATATCAACCAGTTTGGTCAAACCCCGGAAGTAGGCGACCTTGACCTTCAGTTCCCCGGTCAGGTCTTGACCTGCGCGGTCAGCGGCGCTTCCGCTGACACCTTTGTGCCGGGTCAGGCCGTGCGCCTTGCCGATGTGGCTGGCCCCGGCGTGCCCAAGGTGATTGCGCTTTCCGCCAATACCCAACCGGCCTTTGGTTTCGTGGTGCGTAACCTGAAGGATGCCAACTACACTGCCAATGAGGCGCTTGAAGTCGCCATTGGAAAAAGCGTCATGTTTATGACCGCTGGCGCGGCCATTGTTCCCGGCGCCAAGGTGGAAGTTGTCTATACCACCAACAAAGTGATTACCGCCGCTGGCACCAACCCCATGGTTGGTTTCGCACTGGACAAGGCTACCGCCGATGGCCAGATTATCCGCGTGCTGGTAACGACCCCGGCCAACGCCTTGGTTCTGTAAACAGGTTAGAGAGAGGAAACCAACATGCCCCAACAAGTGCTTAACAGCAAAGGCCAGCCGGTGGTTCTGAACAACCGTGAACAGTTTGTGGCGTCCACGCTGCAAAACAAGTTCAACGCGGAAGTGAAGAACGCCCTTGGCTTTGAAATCAACATCACCACGCTCACGCAAATTCTGAAAAGCGTGACGGAACAAAAATTCTTCCAAGTCGCCCCGGCTGACTATGTGCCGGTGGTGGTTGGTGAAGGCGCCTGGTCTAGCAACATTGTCAAATACCGTGACTACTCGGTTGGCGATGACTTCAGCACCGGTATCCTGAACACCGGCACTGACCACAGCCGCCTGGCTGAAGTGTCCAGCGCCGTGGATTCCGTGACCACCCCGGTTCAGAACTGGGCCAAGCAGATTAGCTGGTCTTTCATGGACTTGCAGATTGCCGCCCGTTCCGGCAACTGGGATGTGGTTTCCAGCAAGGAACGCAGCCGCAAGAAGAACTGGGATTTGGGTATCCAAAAGATTGCCTTTTGGGGCACCAACGGCAACGCTGGCGTTGCCCGCGGTCTGCTGACCCTTTCCGGCGTCACCAGCAACACCAGCTTGATTACCAAGTTCATCAGCAGCATGAACGCGGCTGAATTCCAAGCCCTGCTGGCTGGCCTGATTCCGGCCTACCGTGCCAACAGCGTTTACACCGCGATGCCCACGCACTTCATCATCCCTGAAGCTGACTTCAACGGTCTGGCTACCAGCGTTGATGAAACGTATCCGCTGAAGTCGCGCTTGGCCCGCCTGGAAGAAGCGTTCAAACTGCTTACGGCCAACCCGAACTTCAAGATTCTGCCGCTGGCCTACGCCAACAAAACGGTGAACGCTGCTGTTCCGGGCCTGAACCTGAACCGCTACACCCTGCTGAACTATGACCAAGACAGCATCCGCATGGACATCCCGGTGGATTACACCAACACCATGCAGAACACCATCAATGGCTTCCACTTCCAAAACGTGGGCTATGGTCAGTTCACCGGCGTCCAGGTTTACCGCCCGCTGGAAGTGCTTTACTTTGACTTTTAGTAGTTGAAGTAACCAGAACACAACAAAGGGAAGGAAAAACCTATGTCTGAATCCAAAACCGTGGCCATCCGCAACATCAGCACCCGCAAGTTCATTCTTGCGGGGGATGTTGAACTGACCCAAGGCAAGGTGGTCAAGCTGCCTGAAGATGAAGCCAAGCGCCTGGTGGAACTCTACCCCGGCGAATTGGAAGACGTTGCGGGCAGCGTAAAGGCTGCTGAAGCTGCTGGCGGTTCCACCGAACCCAAGGCCCCGGCTGACATGACCGCCAAGGAAATCAAGGCTGCCCTTGATGAACTGAAGGTGGAATACGCACCCAACGCCTCCAAGGCTGAACTGGTTGCCGCGCTGGAAGAAGCCCAAAAGGCTGCTGAAGCCGCTGGCCAGTAACCACCCATAGGAAGGGAATCCCTATGGATTTGAGCACCATCACCGTTGATGACTTCAAGGCTCAATTCCGTAGGGATTTCCCATACCTACCGGTCTATGATAACGCGGAACTCTACAACACCGGCAACCGCGTTTATTACCCCACCACCAAGCTATTCTATGATTGCCTGGCTGATGGCGTCACCGGCATTCCGCCCTCCCCGCCTGTAGACCCCGCAAAATGGGTCAAGGTGATTGATGATGTAGACAACTACATCCAAGACCAAGACATTACCAACGCCTTTGCTGAAGCCATGCTGGTGTTTAACCAAGGGCTGATTCAGGGCACGGATGCCCAAGTCAAGCTGGTGTTCCTTTACCTCGCCGCCCACTACCTGGTAAATGACATCCGCGCCGCGCAACGCGGAATCAACGGCATTGGCGCCTTCATGGTGACTTCCCGCAGTGTGGGGAATGTGGCCGAATCTTACGGCATCCCGCAAGCCTATCTGAATGACCCGCTGCTGGCGTTCTACACCCAATCCACCTATGGCCTGAAGTATCTTTCCCTTATCCTGCCCAAGCTGGTGGGGAATGTGGGCGTGGTGTGGGGCGGCACCTTACCGTGAGTAAGCAGACACGCGTTCACGTTGATATTTCAAAGCTGGAAAGGTTTGTTGAACAGTTTGGCAGTGACCTTGTAACCCGCGTGGGCATTTTGGGGGCGGATGCCAGTGAACCCCATCAAGACAGTGACCTTACCAATGCGGAAATTGGCGTGATTCAGGAATTTGGCAGCAACAGCGCCAACATCCCCCCGCGGTCTTTTCTGCGGATGCCGATTGAAGCCCGGCAAAAAACCATTGTGCAGCAGCTTGGGAAGGAAAAAACCAAGGCCAAGATTGAATCCGGCGACATCAAGGGGGTCTACAATGACTTGGGCATTGCCGCGGTGAACGTGATTCATGGCGCCTTTGCCAGCGGTGGGTTTGGTTCATGGCAGGAAAATGCCCCTTCCACGGTTGCCGCCAAAGGAAGTGACCGCCCCTTGATTGATACCCGGCAGCTTCAGCGTTCCATTAGCCATGATGTAATCCCACGGAGTAAATTATAATGCCCAAGATTTTGCATGATGGCGATACCGTACATTTTGAATGCCCAGGCTGCGGCCATGCCCATAGTCTGAATATAGATGCTTCACAGGGGCGCCCCTGCTGGTCTTTTAACGGTGATGTTGATAAACCCACCATCAGCCCTTCAATTCTTTCTAAAAGCGGCCACTGCGCTGCCGGTGGCCCGCCAGTAAACTGCTGGTGCGATTATGAACAGCGGATGGGCAAACCTGCGCCGTTTTCCTGCCATGTGTGCCATTCTTTTGTGCGGGATGGGGCTATTGAATTCCTTTCCGATTGCACGCATCATCTTGCTGGAAAAACAGTTGAACTGCCGGAAATCAAAGATGCCTGCTAAACCGCTAAACCAGCTTTCAGGAATGCCGCAAATGTCTGCGGCCTTCAGCGGTTGGGGCATTCCAATCACCTTCAGCATCATCACCCAAACCATTGTGAATGGTTTTGTGCAGGATACGGCCACCCCTAAAACGGTGCTTGGCACTTGGCAGCCGCTTGACCCTGAACAAATCAAGCTGAAGCCTGAAGGTCAGCGGTCTTGGGAATGGATGGATTTTCACGTTGAAGGCACCACCATCTTGTTCCAAACCAATGACCGGCTGCTGAAGGATGGCATCAAATATAAGGTCATGGCAGTCAAGGATTATCGCCTTAACAACTATGTTGAATATCACCTTATCCGTGATTACCAAGATGGCAGCGGGGATGCGGAATAATGGATAAGCTGGCTGAACAGGTCATCATTGACATCCTGACCAACCAAATGGGGCTTGACCCCCAGCGGATTTGGGTGCGTGACCAGAACAAAAAGATTCCGCCTGATGATAACCTTTTCATCACGGTGGGCATGGCGGATGCCTCGCCCATGTCAGTTCAAAACTACATGGAAACGCGCACCCTTCCCCCGGTGCCCCCATCGGAAGACCCTACGGTGCAGGAAGTAGAAATTATACGCACCCAATTGCGTGAGATTCACCAGGTAGACATCCTTTCCCGCAACACGGATGCCATCACGCGCCGGTGGGAGATTTTGGCGGCTTTGGGCAGCATTTACGCCCAGCAGCAGCAGGAAAAATATGTCTTCAAAATCGGTAAATTGCCCACTACTTTTGTGAATGCTTCTTCAGCAGAAGGCGGTTCCCAGCTTAACCGCTTCAGTCTATTGTTTGCATGTTTCGTATGGTATAAGAAAGAAATAGCTTTGAACCCCAATGGCAGTGAATTCTATGATGATTTCACTACCAGGGTGGATGACGCCAAGACAATTGGGGAACCTGAAGGGTTAATTGAATTTGAAATTAAAGGGGAAACGATAACATGAGCATCCTTCCGGTCAACAACATCATCAATGTGACCATCACCAACACCCCGCAGGGGTTGACGGAAAAGAACGTCAACAGCCTGGCGCTGTTCACCAATGAACCTTCCGGTGCCTTGGGCGATTTTGGCATCTATGTCAGTGCCGCCCAGGTTGCTGAAGACTACGGCACCAGCAGCGTGACCGCCCAAATGGCCAACGCGGTGTTTGCCCAAGTTCCCAACATCCGCACCGGCAATGGCCGCTTGGTCATCATCCCCATGCAGGCTGCCGTGAGCGCCCAGCCGGGCGACTTTGCCAGCGCCAACATCAGTGCCAACCTGGCCAGCATCATTGCGGTCACTGCCGGTGATTTGCGTGTTGTGGTCAACAGTGTCAACTATGACCTGACCAACCTGAACTTCAGTAATTGCGTTGACTTTGAAGACATTGCCGCTGTTCTTCAATCCCGGCTGGTTGCGGCCACCGTTACTGCCATTGCCAACGGCATCCGCATCTTCAGCAAGAAGGTGGGCAGCACCAGCACGGTAACGCTGGCTGCGGTTCCCGGTGGCACCGGCACGGCCTTGAACGGTTCCGGTTTCTTCAATGCCGCAGGCGGCACTTCCACCAGTGGCACCAACAGCAGCGGTGAAACCATCCTGCAAGCCATTGCCCGCACGGATGGCGCTGTTGGCTATGTGCCGATGATGACCACCCTTAGCCTGGAAGATGCAGCCCTGACCGCTGTTGCTGCCGGGGTGCAGGCCATGGATAAGATGTTCCACTACGCCAGCGCCAACATTCAGGACATCGCCGGGGTGGGCACCACCATCCAGCAGGCCACGGAAACCAAGACCCGCTTTAAGGTCTACACCCCCGGTATCCTCGCCGCCAAGCTGATGAACGCTGCCTATGCAGGCCGCGCCCACAGTGTGAACTTCAACGGCAGCCTGACCAGCCAAACCATGAACCTGAAGGCGCTGGCCACCATTGAACCTGACCTTGGCATCAGCCAAACACTTTATACGCAAGCTGACGCCGCGGGGGTTGACCTCTATGTGTCCTATGATGGCGTGCCGAGCGTTTACAGCACCGGTGGCAATGACTTCTTTGATAACCCCTACAGTGACCTGGCGCTGAAGTTTGCGCTGGAAACTGCTGGCTTCAATTTCCTGCGCCAAACCAACACCAAGGTTCCGCAAACAGAATCCGGCATGAACGGCCTGAAGAATGCCTACGCCCAAGTGTGTGAACGCTTCCTGCGGAATGGCTGCATGGCGCCGGGTAGCTGGACATCCAGTGAAACCTTTGGCGACCCGGTGATTTTCGCCAACAACATTCTGACCCGCGGCTATTACATCTACAGCCTGCCCATTGTTCAGCAATCCGCCGTTGAACGTGAAGCCCGCAAGGCCCCGCTGGTTCAAATCGCCATCAAGCGTGCTGGTGCCATCCATACCAGTGACGTGATTGTGCTGGTGAACGATTAACAAAACGGGGATAACCGCAAATGACCACCTACAACCTTGTTTCTGATGGCACCCTGACGCTGTTTGACCGCGTGATGAACGACTTTGCGGATGATGATGTCAGTGCCATCACCTTCCCCAATGAATTGGTCACGCTGAAGACCGGGAAGAACGGTAACACCATCTTCAGCAAAAACGAGCCTGGCCGCAATGCGGTGGCCACCATCCGGCTTATCCGGGGTTCCAGTGATGACCAGTTCATGCAATCCAAGCTGGCCTTGATGAAGCAGGATTTTGTTTCCGCTGAACTGGCCTTTGGGCAATTTGCCCTGCGCTTGGGTGATGGTTCCGGCAACGTGGCCCGTGACGTTTACACCCTGACCGCTGGCGTGATTACCCGCCCGGTGGAAGGCAAGGAAAACGTCAGCGGCGACACCAGCCAAGGCGTTTCCATCTACAACGTCACCTTTGCTGATGCTGACCGCAGCATCCAGTAATGGCTAGGCTGCTTTCCAAGGTTGCGGTGCGGAAGGTGCCCATCACCCTTCAGGTGGTGGTGCCTAAAGAATTCCGCTTGCGAATCGCCATAGCCATATTCTTGGTGCGCGTGGCAGCCTTCCTTATGGGCGGGAAAACCGAAGTAAAGGAAACCAAATAACATGGAAGAATTCACCACACAGGGTGGCGCCAAGGTAGCCATTGGGATTGCACCTTGGCAGGATGCCATTGCACTGAAGGCTGCGCTTGCCAAGGAACTGGCCGCATCGGATTTTGACCTGGACAATCTTGACCTTGAACGCCCCATGAATGCGGATGTGCTGAAGGTGCTGATGAAGGTGGATGCCTCCAAGCCTGTTTATGACGCTTTGTTTGCCTGCCTGGCCCGTTGCACCTACAACGGCCAGAAAATCACGGAATCCACGTTTGAAGACCTGAAGGCGCGGGAAGATTATTATGAAGTCACTTTGGCTTGCATGAAAGCCAACCTGCGCCCTTTTTTGAAAAGCCTGTTTTCCAAGTTGTCAGCACTGGCGGGGCAAATGGCGCAGGCCGTGGCCGCAGCCCAAAAATAGACATCAAAAATGAGGCGCTTTTTGTAGCCCTCACGTTGGCCAAAAAAGGCTATTATCAAGGCAATCCTGAACTGGTCATGCAGGCACCTGCTGACGTGGTGCTGCACATTGTGGCATTTGAAGGGTTTGAAAGGGATTACAGCTTGGAATATGCTGCAATAAATAAAGAGGCGACTGAATAAAATGGGCATGAAGGTAGGTGATTTCTTTGTAGCCCTTGGTTTTGAGGTTGATGACAAGACCCTAAAGGCTTTCAATGACCAGATTAAAACCGGTGCTAAAACACTTTCCGCGATGGGCGCCACCGCGGCTGCTACCGCATACGCCATCAACCAGTTTGTGGCTTCTTCCGTTGATTCTTCAGTCAAGCTGAAAAACCTTTCTGACCAAACCGGCGTGGCCACTGAAGAAGTGCAGCGGTTCTATAACGTAGCCGGGCGCCTGAATACGGAAGTGAACCTGGATGACGTGATTAACGCCTTTGGGCGCCTCTCTGATGTGATTGCGGAAGCAAAACTTGGCCAAGGCCCTATTGGTGAAGCCGCCATGCTGGGGCTGAACAACATTGGTGGCATGACGCCGGTTGAAGTCATTAAGCAACTGCGCCAAAACTACAAAAACAACGTGGCCGCATGGGGCAACGGGGATGAACGCGTTGTCCAGCAGTTGATGAAATCCATTGGCCTTGGCCCTGAATTTATCCAAGCTATCAAAGCCACGGATGAAGAATACAACAAATTGTGGGCCAATCCCATCTTGGATGGCCAATACCGTGAAGAACTTATTAAGCTGGCGCAAACCCAAAAGGAATTCACCTACCAATGGGAACTGTTCAAAGGCAATATGTCTGCTAAGATTTCCCCCACGGTAACTGACTTTCTGCAAAGCCTGAATGCCATTTTGGGTAAAACCTCTGACCTTGCTGACCAGGCCGCTGGCAAGCTGAAGAAGGTGAGCGAGGCGGTAGACAAGAAGGATAAGACCGGCGCCATCAAGCGTGAAGCCCGCCTGGCTGCCAACGCCGGGGTGGTTGGAACCGGCGCTGCCCTGATGGCCACCCCCAGCCCCTTCTTTGTGACCCAAGGGATTGGGGCCACCCTGATTTTAGGTGCGGCCATCAATGACCTTGGGCGTTATATCCGCGGCAAGGATAGCACCACCGGCGACTTGGTGAATGGTTTTTCCGTGGTGCGGGATAATCTGAAGCAAGACATTTCCAATGAACTTATGAAGACCAAGGAACAGCAGGAAATTGACCGCCAAGACATCCTGAAGGGCAAGACTGGCGTGTTTGGACGCTCCCCCAATGACCCCACCTATGGCCCGCAGCGCACCAGTGCCATTACCAACAACAATGAATTCAACATCTACAGTCAGGGCAATCCGCGTGAGGTTGCGGAACAGGTTGTCAGCACCCTGCAAGACCGCCAGTTCCGCACTGACCAAATCAACCAACTGTTCCAAGCATCGGGGATGACCGCATAATGGCTACTGATTTTGACATCCTGGCGCAGAATTTCACCCAGTATGTGGTGACACCGCTGAATGCGTTTGGCCTTGGTGGGTTTGTCTTTGACGTGGAAGGCGATACCAGCCACAACCTGAATTCTGAAATCAGTGACCACTACCTTGAAGACAATTCCGCCGTTCAAGACCACTGGGCTATCCGCCCCAAGCGCATCACCCTGAAGCGGTATGTGGGTGAACTCACCTACCAACAGGATGAAACCATTGTCACCCAGGCGCAGCAGGTGGTGCGTAAGCTGACCATCCTGAACAGTTACCTGCCGGTTCTTTCCCAAGGCGCCCAGCAAATCAAAGACCTGAAGAATATCAGCTTTGACACGCTGAAAGAAAGTGTGGCCAGCCAAACCATCAACAAAATCACCGATTATTGGGCTTTTGTGAAGAACCTGGCCGGTCTGACTTCCAAGCAGCAGCAGGCTTATCAATACCTGAAGGCTTTGCAGGAAGGTAAAATCTTGGTGAGCGTGCAAACGCCCTTTGAATTCCTGAACAACATGGCCATTGAAAGCATCACAGCCATCCAGCAGGAAGGCAGCAAGTATGTGGCTGACTTCAGCATCACGCTGAAGCAAATCCGCTTTGCCCAGCTTATCACGGTTCCCGCGGGCGATGCCCGGCTGGTGGGCGGTGATTACACCAATGCCACCGGCACGGAAAATGGGCCTTCCTTGGATGCGACTTCCAACCTGCAAACGGTGCCCCCGCTTCAGCAAGGCAAGACCGCCATTCAGAATGAATCCCTGCAAAACAACGGTATTGTGCCGGGAACCAAGGCTGACTTTGAAAAAACCTTTGGCCCGTTAAAAGAAGGCGTGCTGTTGCCGCCGCCAGTATTGTGAGGTAGCCCATGCAGTATATCAACCGCCTGAACAACGCCGCTTACCAGCAATCCTTCCTGACCGGGAACCCCGGCCAGCGTATTGTGATGACGGTGCGGTATGTGCCCAGCCAGCAGCTTTGGTTGATGGATATTGCCTACAATGACTTCATCCTGAACGGGATTCCCGTGGTTTTCGCTTTGAACATGCTGCGGAACTATAACAAGCTGATTCCATTTGGCATCAGTTGCACCACCACGGATGGGCAAGACCCCTACAGCATTGAAGACTTTGCCAGCGGCTATGCCAAACTGTATTTGCTTTCTGCTGAAGATTGCCAGGCCATTGAAGCGGAATTCTACACATGACGCAAAACCTGAAGTTTGGCCGCACCTACCGTGTCACCATTGAAATGAATGACACACCTGAAGGCCAGCCTAAGCCTGACCCCATTGTTATCACACTGCCCTTCACCATGCAGTTCACGGTGAACCGCAAGATTGCGTCCAATATGAATACCTGCACGGTGGAAATTTATAATCTTGGCAAGCGTGTGCGTGACCTTATTTTTCAGGAACCATGGGTTGCCTCCCCGGCCAAAAAGACACTGACATTGGAAGCCGGTTATGAAACCATGGCCACCATCTACAAGGGCACCGTTTGGGAGGCTTTTTCTTACCGGGATGATACTGACATCATCACCGCCATCAATTGCCTTTCAGGAAGCTGGGAAATCAACAATTCCACAGTCTACACCACGCTGGTAAAAGGCCAAACCCTTGGCGACCTCTACAAGTTCCTGACCGGCCAAATGACCGGCCTTCAAACTGGTGCCATCGGTGACTTCCCGCAGGTCATCCAGCGCCCTGTAACGCTGAATGGCAATGCCTGGGATATTTTCAAGACCTACAGCAATAATCAGGTCTTCATTGATAATGACAAGGTGTATGTGCTTCAGCGTAATGAAGCTATTGAAGGGGAAATTGGCATCATCAACATTGATACCGGCATCCTGCAAACCCCCAAACGGGCGGCTGGCTATGTGCAGGTTCAGACTATGTTTGAACCCCGTGTGCGCCTGGGTCAATCCATGAACCTTGATTCCACGGTCATGCCCATCTACAACGGAACCTACAAGGTCAACGGCATCCAGCATACCGGCATAATTTCAGCCGCGGTGGGCGGCGACTGCCGCACCATCATTGACCTGTTTGCCGGAAACCTAACCTTCAAGACGGTGCGCGAAAATGGATAAAAACCTAAGTCAGATTTCCCAGCCTGGTTCTTCAGACATTTTGGATGGCGTTAAGCGCCAAACCAAGTTCACGCTAAACTGCCATCAAATTGGCACCATCCAAACCTTTGACCCTGCCACCCAATTGGCCAGCATTCAGATTGCCATGAAGCAGGTGAAGGATGTTTTAGAAGATGGAACCAAAACCTTTCAGGAATACCCGGTGCTGCTGGAATGCCCGGTTGTGGTTCTTTTTGGCGGTGTGGATTTCCTTTCCATGCCCATTCAGCCGGGTGACAGTTGCATTGTGCTTTTCAATGACCGTGAGATTGACCAATGGCTTTACCATGGTGATGGGCAGTACCCCGTAACCGTGCGCCTGCATGATATTTCTGATGCTTTTGCGCTTGTGGGTATCCGTTCACTCACAAACAGCATTGCTTCCTATTTAAGCAATGGAATCCGCCTTAGCCATGGCAACGGAAGCAGTCAAATTGACCTGAAAACCGCGCTTATTGAATCCGTGGCAGCCCTGTTCCTCCACCACGGCAGCATGGAAATCACAGAAAATTTGAAGGTTGATGAAGACGCTGAAGTAGTGGGGGATGCCTTGGTGCGCGGCGGTTTAACCGTGTTAGGCGACACCAAAGGAAACGGGGGAACCTTCAGCATTGATGACAATGTGCAGGTAACTTCCGGCCACCAGCTTACTGCCCCAGTTTTGAACGCGCAGAATGGCGCCAACGGTACATTTAACATTGTGACTGTTGTGAACGGGATAGTTGTATCGGGGAGTTAATTATGCAGATTTACCGGCCAAAACCGTGTTTTATCTGTCAAAAGGTTTTTAATCCAAAAACCTCGCGCCATAAGACTTGTTCGCCAGAATGCCAAGTTTTTCTGAATCGTTCAATCAAGAGCAGGCTTCAGCGTGAATACTACCGCAGAAACAAAGATAAACCAGACTACAGGGCGCGGCGCTTTTTGTTGCGTTCCTTGCGCCGATGCTTGATGGCAAGAAACTTCAGGTCACATATTGCAGTTGATTACACGGGTGATGAATTCAAGTCAGCAATTGAAGCCAAATTTTTACCAGGAATGACTTGGGCCAATTATGGTTGTTGGCATATTGACCACATCAGGCCCTTGCACTCATTTAACTTTACTGGAAAAGATGGCATTATAGATATGGATTTAATCAGGGAGGCCAACAGCCTAAACAACCTTCAACCGTTGTGGGCCAAGGACAACCTATCAAAGAATAGGAAATGGGGCCATGCTGTTCCGTAACTTGGATAGTGGGGGAGATTGGCAGTTTGGGGCCGGTTTTTCCAGCTTGGCTTCCGCACAAAAGGCCATTGGCCTGAACATTAAAACCCGCATTCAGTCTTGGGTGGGTGACTGCTTTTTTGACATGGCCGCGGGGATTGACTGGGTGAACCGCCTGGGCAGCAAAAAACAGCGCACCCTTCTTGAACTGGATTTGCGCCGCATCATTCTTCAAAGCCAAGGGGTGACAGGGCTTGTGGAATTCACTACAAACATGGTGGGCCGCGCCTTCACCGCAAGTTACACGGTGAATACAATTTACGGTCAGCAATACCAAGACATTATAAGCGTGGAGGTTTAACCGATGCCAGACATTCTTGACGCAAGCGGCTTGCAAATCAGCACCCTTCAGGAAGTGCGTACTGCGCTGGAAAATGGCTACCGCCAGATTTACGGCAGTGACATCAACCTAGACCAGAATAGCCCTGACGGTCAGGTGGTGGGTATCTTCAGCCAGGCCATGATTGATATGCGGGAATTGCTGTTCAGCATCTACAACAGCTTTGACCCTGACCGCGCCATTGGGCGGCAGCTTGATGAACGTGTGGTGATTAACAACATTCAGCGTGCCGGGGGCACCTTCACGCTTATCAACATTGAAATCACGGTTGACCGCACTGTAACCCTTCCCGGCCTGGATGCCGCGTTCAATGACATCAACGGCACCGGCTACACCGTGGCCGACAACGCAGGCACCCAATTTATCCTGATTGATACTGCCACCATCACCGCTGGCACGCACAACCTGTCTTTCCGCGCCAAAGAGATTGGCCAGGTTGAAACTACCATTGGCACCATCCAAAACGCGGTTACGGTAGTGCTGGGCGTCACCGGCATCAACAACCCTTCCGCTGCCACCAGCATTGGGCAAGATGAAGAAACGGATGCCCAACTGCGCCTGCGCCGCCAGCTTTCCGTGGCCAATTCTTCCACGGGGTATCTGAATGGTCTTTTGGGCCTGATTCTTTCTCTTGATGGGGTGAGTGATGCCGCACTGTATGAAAACTACACCAGCGTCACCGATGGCAACGGCATCCCGCCGCACGCCATTTGGCTGATTGTGGAAGGCGGCGCCAACAATGACATTGCCCAAACCATCTATGAACGGAAGTCTTATGGGTGCGACATGCGCGGGGATGTTGAAGTAGACATTACCACCGCTTCAAATGCCATCTTTACGGCCAAGTTTGACCGCCCTGAAGCACAAGACCTCTACATCCGCTTTGACATCCAGCGCACCAACCCCAGCCAGGTTTTTGATTTGGATGTCATCAAAAGCTACATTGTGGCCAACCAAACCTACAAAATCGGCCAGTTTGCGGAAACTTCTGCCCTTACCGCTATGGCGGTGCTGGGCATTGCCGCGCAAGGTGGTGGTGGCGTTCCGGTGAATGTGGAAATCAGTGATGATGGGATTGCCTGGACTGACTTTTTGGATGTGCCCACGTTGGATAGCAAATGGACGCTTGACACCACCCACATCACGGTAACGGTGCTGCCCTAATGGCTGACATTACCGCCCCGGTCAATTACTACACCAACCTTCTCATTATCCAATACCATGAGAAGGCCAACGCCAAGGCGACCATTGACCTGCTGGCACGCACGGCGCTTGCCAATGGCATCTTCTTTGACGTGCAGAATGGTTTTGACCTTGAAACGGCAGTTGGCAAGCAGCTTGACATCATCGGAAAATATGTGGGCGTTGACCGCTTCTTCAACGTCACTGACCCGGTGGATTACTTTGGCCTGACTGATTACACGGAAGTAGACCCGGATTCTGACCAGAAATATGGCTTTTGTGATTATGCCACCTTTGATGATGATGCCCACAATGGAACCATCAACTACAATTCCGTCATCACCATTGGGAATGCGCTGAATGATGATGACTACCGGGTGATTATCAAACTTAAAATCATCCAAAACAACAGCATCCATTCCCATGAAGCCATTGATGACAGCATGTTCAAGTTCTTTGGCAATGACGTGGTGCCCAGTTCCGCGGGGGGCATGGTGATGTTCTATTTTGTGACCGCAAACGTGACGCCTATTATTCGGGCATCCTTGGCCAAACAATTGCTGCCACGCCCCATGGGTGTTGGCCTATACCTTATTGAAAACGTGATTGGGCAATTCTTTGGAATGGCGCGTTATAATTCACCAACGCCCAATGTGGCCGGGTTCCAAAACTATACCAACTATGGTAGCGTTGATGGAGATTTTCTAACATATAACAGGATTGTAGGCGCTTAAAAATGGCCCGTATCGCACGCAAACCACAAAAAGTCTTTGCTTCCAGCGCCAGCAACAACGGGGTGTTTGGTTCTGCCCAGGACAACACCAAAATCCTGACCAATGACATTGTGACCCTGCAATCTAAACCGGCCTATCTGACTGGCTGGCTGGATGCGGTCATTGGTTCCCGCAAGTTTCCGCCGCTTGAAGAATTCCAAAGCCTGAACTACATCAACACCTACCAGTTGGCGTACATCCTTCAGGAAGGCATTGCGGAATATGATTCCGCCACCACCTATTACCAGAACAGCATTGTGAAGAAACCGGGCACCTATGAACTCTATGGTAGTGTGACCGATAACAACACCGGCAATGCCCTTTCTGACCCGGTTAATTGGGAATTCCTGCAAGACCTTTCCCTGACCTACCAGCAGGCCACCACAACGGATTATGGGATTGTGCGCCTGGCTGATGAAGCTGACATTGTGCCCGGTTCCAGTTCAACCGATGTGGCTACCGCAGCCCAACTGGTGGTTCATGGGTTTACCACCGGCGATGGCAAAGAAACGTGGCTTTCCACACTTCAGGCAGGCTGGATTTGGGCCGATGGTAAAACCATTGGGAATGCCAGCAGCAACGCTACAAACCGGGCCAATGCCGATACCCAAGCCCTTTTCTACGCGCTTTGGAATGATGCGGCATACAATTACACCGGCACCACCGCAACCGGCGCGGCCCTTCAGGTGCGTGATAGTGCCGGGGTTGCCGTGGCCAAGGGTGCCAGTGCCGCGGCAGACTTTGCCGCCAACCGCACCATTGCAGTGATTGATAAGCGTGGGCGTGTTTCTGCCGGTAAAGACAATATGGGCGGCACTGCTGCCGGACGCCTTTCCGGTCAGCCTGGCGGTGTCAACGGCACCGGCCTTGGAAACAGCGGTGGTGCTGAATCGCACACCTTGGTCATCAATGAAATGCCCAAGCACAACCATGCCCCTTCAGACACAGGGAACTTCCTCACGCTTGGCCCATCCAATCCTTTCAACTATGGTGGCGGCACCCGGAACTTCAACGTGGTTGCGACCACCACGGATGCCGGTAACGATGCCCCGCACAACAACGTGCAACCCACCATTGTGTGCAACTACATGATTAAACTTTAGGAGCCGGACATGCCGAAAATCGCCCGCAAAACTCAAAAAATCCTTGGTGGCGGCTCCGCTGATAACGGGCAATTTGGTAGCGCCCAAGCGGGCACCAAAATACTTTCCAATGACCCCGCGGTGATTCAGGCTCTTCCGGCTTGGGAAAACGGCTGGAACAGTGCCACGGTGTCCGGGCTTCAGCTTCCCACGTTGGAGGAAATGCAGGGTGTGCAGTTTGTGCAAACCTACCAGCTTGCTTACCTGTTTCAAGAAGGTGTGCCTGAATATGATTCCGGCACCACTTACTACCAATATAGCATTGTCAAGAAAACCGGCAGTTACCAGCTTTACGGTAGCCTGGCAGACAACAACACCGGCAACGCACTGACTGACCCCACCAAATGGGTGCTGCTGTTTGACCTGGGCAAGCTGAATAACTACACTGCCACTACCAACCCCACGGTGAATGATGATTCCGCGGATGGCTATGGCGTGGGGTCTTTCTGGCTGAACCAAACCAGTGGCGGGGTTTATGTGTGCTTCAGCGCATCGGTGGGCGCAGCAGTATGGCGCAACCCGGCCAGCCCTGAAATTGCTGACAACCTTTTCCGCGTGGTAGGGTCATCTGATGCCACCAAGAAGCTGGCCTTTGAGGTTGATGGCTTTACCACGGCTACCACCCGCACGGTCACGGTGCCCAACAAAGATGGCACCATGGCTATGACCAGTGACCTTTCCGGGGTTGGTGGCTCATTTTCCAATCTGGTTATTATGAATAATGCTGGAACACCTAACACCCAAGTTGATGTAACGGCCTCTGAAGCGGTGATGTCTGATAACAGTGGAAAAGCTATCCGCGCAACCAGCGTTTCCCTAACCATCAACTGCGCAACAACTGGCGCCAACGGCCTTGATACCGGCAGCCTTGGTGCAAGCACTTGGTATTATGTGTTTTTGATTTCCGATGGTACAAACACCCGCGGGCTTATGTCTTTATCTTCCACTGCGCCTACCATGCCTGAAAGTTATACCTACAAAAAGCGCATTGGTGCCATGCGCACCAACGGCTCATCTATTTTGGTTAGCACTATCCAAAATGGGGTGCGCACGCAATACCGGTCACTTTCTAGTTCCGCGGTTCTTATGGCCAGTGGTTCTACTGGAAACCCCACAAGCGGCCCCACGCTGACCGCAGTGGCTATTGGAGGTTTTGTTCCTCCCACTGCTGCAACCCTTTTTGGCATGGCATCTTCTCAAAATACGGTTGGAAGCGTGGTGGTGGGTGCCAACAATGCTTTTGGCGTGGCTGGATTAACCACCAACCCTCCCCCGCTTACTATTGGTCAAGCAAGTGGAGCGCCATCCCAGGGTGCAACATTCAGCCTAAACCTAGAAAGCACCAACATTTATTGGGCTTCAAACAGTTCATCCGCTGGCATCATGTGCATTGGCTGGCAAGATAATTTGTAAAAGGGAGTATCAACATGCCTTTCTGCTATTCCAATAATGGGCTTACAATGCGGGCCGTGGATGAAGATTACCAAGCCTCTGAAGGCGAGGTTGTCTTTGAAGAATATCCCACGCCTGAACAACTTTCTGCCTCTTTTCCTGAATATGATATTGAAGCAGTTAAAGAACAAACCAAGCGGCAGATTTTTGAATTAGAGAAACAAGTTACTCCGCGCCGGTTGCGTGAAGCGGCGCTTACGGAAGAAGGAAAAACATGGCTGGCTGATATTGACCAGCAGATTGCAGATTTGCGCGCAAGCCTATAAAGGAGGTTATACCGTGCCTACTCAACAAGAATTGCTAACCAACGCAAGTTCAAAACTTGCAACCGCCTTGTCACAAGATATTGTTATAAATGGAAACCCATATCCATATTATAATGTGAATTTTGGCGAACTTGCGGCGCTAATGGATGTTGCCAAAAGCCAAGACCCTGATGGTGTTTTCACATTTGTGGTTCAAAATACAATTGGTGGTTATGATATTTTTCAAACTACCAATTCAGGCTTCATATCCATGGTTACTGGATTGTTTACTATCCGCCAAAAATCAATGGTTGCCTATGAAGCCGCTGTTGATGGAATTAACAATCTCACCATTACCGATTACGGCCAAATAGATACTGAATGGGCAAATGCTGAATCTAATTATGTGGCCCCTGAAGCGTTGCCAACCATGGCGGATGTTGCTGCGGCTATGGATGCAATGCCGGAAACCATGGATGACCTGGCTGATGGCACCACCAACAAGGCTTTTACCGCCACAGAAAAAACCAAGCTTTCTGGCATTGAATCAGGCGCTATCAATGCAACCAGCGTTGGCACGCTGATTTCAGCGGCTATTACAGCCCTTGTGAACGGTGCGCCTGGTCAGCTTGACACCATCAATGAACTGGCTGCCGCCCTTGGGAATGATGCTAATTTTGCATCAACTGTGACCGCTGCGCTTGCTGGCAAGGTAGATAAGGTTACGGGCAAACAACTTACTACGGAAGATTTCACCAGTGCGTTGCTGACCAAGCTGAATGGCATAGCAACTGGCGCAACAGCCAACAGCAGTGATGCCACATTGTTGGCCCGCGCCAATCATACTGGCACCCAAGCCGCCAGCACCATCACCGGCTTGGCAACGGTTGCCACCAGTGGGAGTTATAATGATTTGGCCAATAAGCCAAACATTCCTTCCGTGGCACGCACAACTTCCAGCATGAGCCTTTCCATCACTGGAAGCGGCGCAACAGGAACCCAGGTGGATGCTTCCAAGGATTCTACCGTCAAGCTGACTTACTCCACTCAAATCACCTACAGTCTTTCAGGCTCCCCGGCCTCCCAAGTTCTGCTGAAGATTTGTGCCACAAATGATTCCACTGAAGCCAACTGGACAACGGTTGGCAGCACCGCCACCCGGCAGCCCACTGGTCTTTCTGTGACCATCGGCCAGGTTGTGGGTTCAGAGGGCCAGATTTGCGCTGATGTTCCTGCTGGTTGGTATGTCAAAGCGGTTTCTGCTGGTGCTGGAACTCGCGCTGAAGCGTTTGTGTCTGGCCAAAAGACCATCTTTGGGTAAGGCCATGCGCGTAGCTTTTACACACCCCGGTAACTTGCAAAATCCACGCCGGGGTGGTGTAAAAGCCAATGCGCGTGCTAATTATGAACAATGGCGTTGAACCATGACGAAAACCCGCACCCAACAGCCACATGCATCAACATTGGATATGGCTGTAATGACCGCGATGAATACCCCTGAATTCTTCCGCGTGCTGGGCGGAGTTGAGGCCAGCGTTAAAACATTGACTGAAACAGTTGGCAATCTGGTTAAGTCAAACGGTGATTTAATGCTGGCAGTTACGCGCACTGCTGAAAAAATGAGTGGTTTTAATGAAGAAATGGCCAGCATGGATAAGCGCATCAACGCGGCGCAAGAAGATGCCCAAGATGCTAAAAAGGTAGCTGAAAAAGCCCATACGCGGATTGACCGCATGATTTGGATTTCTGCTGGGTTTGGTGCAGGTGTTGGGGCAACCGTTGCCATTGTTGCCCCAAAGGTTGCAGAACTTGGATTAGAATTTCTAAAGGCCATTCACTGATGATTACCGCTACCCTCACCCGCCAAAAGGATGATGGGCAATGCACGCTGGGAACCTTGGTCTTTTCCACCGGCCAAACCTTCAAGACCATTGAACGCCCATGGCTGAACAACCAGCGCCAGGTAAGCTGCATCCCGCCTGGCACCTACACCTGTGTTCCCCATGGATGGGAACCCAATGCTACGGTGCGTGAGAAAAAGGCATACCTTTTGCTTGGCACTGAACCGCGTACTGCAATCCTTATTCATCCGGCCAACTGGGCAGCCCAATTGATGGGTTGTATCGCCCCAGGCATGTCTTCAGGCATCCTTGGTGGAAAACCCGCTGTATTAAGCAGCCAAGCGGCCATGGCTTCCATCCGTCAGATTGTGGGGCAAAACAAGTTCCAGTTGACCATTAAGGGGATGTAAAATGCCTTCTATGGCTGAAATCTACCATCAGCTTTCCCCCACTGATAAAATCATGGTGTGGAGCCTGTTGTATTTGCACATCTTGCTGGGCTTCTTTGCCCTTGCTATGCTGATTGGGCGTGAGGCTGCAATTATCGGTGACGCCTTCAGTGCCACACTGCTGGCCATCTTGGGAAACTTGGGTGCCCTTAGTGGAAATGTGTTCCTGCAAAAGTTTGGGAACCGATTTGTAAACCGCACGCAACAAACAACGGTATCAACAACGGAAACAACCAGTGCAACCCCTGCTGCTTCTACTTCAACCGCTGGCTAAAAAGGTTTGGGCCTTTGTGGCACCCTATCTTGCATGGATTATTTTGGGTGTGGTGGTCATTGCCGCTGTGGCGTTCATCCGTCACCAGTGGATTGAACAAGGCAAACTTCAAACCAAATATGATGCCTTGGGCGCGGAATATGCTGGTTACAAGATTGATGCGGAAAACAAGGCTAAAGTTTCAGCAAAGCTGGAATCTGACCTGGCGCAATCCCGCGCCCAGGCGGAACAACTAAGTGAAAGGTTAAAGGATGAAATTGCCAAAAACGGCGTATATCGCGCTTGCCGCGTGCCTGCTGGCGGGGTGCAGCTTCTTAACGAAGCCCTTAAACCCCCTAGCGCCCGTGCCCGCTAACGCCGCGCAACCGTGCCCTGACCTGACGCCTGCCCCAGCCAATATGGATATGGGGCAGTTGCTTGAAAAGACCAAAGACACCGCAGACAAGTATTATGATTGTGCAGCCCGCCATCAGGCGCTAATTGACGCCACCCGCCACTAGGCGCATTCTTCCAGCACTAAAACAAAATAACCTGCACGTTTCCCCCTCTTTGGAGTGCCCACCATGGCAGACAAATCAAACTGGATGCCCAAGGTGGCATCTACGCAACTTGAACTGCCGTTCCCTAAGCGGCCCGGCATCAAGACCGTGCGGCGCCTGGCTGACGTTTGCCCCAAGTGCAAATGCCTTCACCTGGACGCTGAAGCCGCGCAGTCCTGCCGGTCTATGACCGCGCAACGGGAACAGCTTTGATTCCTCCCAGGCGCATCCGCGCCCACCTTCCCCGGCAGCAATGCCGGGGATTTTTATATTCAATGATTTTCCATTAACGCCTTGGCATCGGCCCGGCTCACGTCATGCTTGACCATAAGGCGTTTGAAGGTCAGCCGGTTGCAGCCAAAGATTTGTGCGGCCAAGGCTTGATTCCCGCGGGCACGGCGGATGGCGTAAGTGATACGGGCCTTTTCAAAGTCATCTTGCATGGATTGGAAGCCTGCCCGGTCTAACTTCATAAATGAAGTTTCCGGGCCAAATTTTTGAACAATCAAATTATAGAAATCCATGTCACCGGCTTTATTATGCAGAATGGCCAAAGCACGCCACCAAAGACCGCTTCACCCCATTCCCATCCATCACCATTTGGGTTTTGGGTTTTCAGTAACCGGCAGGCTTCAATGGTTGCCCAGTAACATACTGGCATAAGCAGCCCTGCCAGCAAGGGCCATGCTGAAAAGTTCAGCGCGGCGACATGGAAAACGTCAAGAATGGTAGCCAATGGAAGTTTCCAAAAGAAAATCCATGACCAATCCGCATGGCTGGCAATCCATCCGGCAGCCGCGGCGAGGGAAAAGCTGATGGCAATGCAAAGACCCCAAAACAGGCCGCGCAGCCCTAAGCCGGCGAAACCCCAAAGCCGCAGGAATGTTGGGTTTTCATAGTAAAACTTTCCGGTGATGACATCTTGTGTTCCGCGTGCCCGGCGCCGCAGCGGTCTGATGAAAAAATCTACCGGCTTGAATTCTTCCAGCGCATCATCTTCCCAGCCTCCCAGTGCGCCGATATAACGGCCCCAACCAGGCTGTTGCCCCAACCACATGCCAAACATGGCAAAAGGCACCAGAATGGCCGTTTGGTGAACCAGGCCCATGTGAATGCCAAACAGGATGATGTTGATGGCGCCACCCCATGCGATGGCGCCGCGGATGCGGTTTGACACCATGCCAAGCAGGGCGGTGGCCCACATCATTGCGGGGTTCCTTTTGTGGCGTTTTCCAAATCCATCAAGTGCTGCATGGTTTCAAGGATAGCCTGTTCAATGAACCATTCCAAAGGCTGCAAGCCGCAATTCTTATCACGGTGTTTCCCGCCTTTGGAATTTTCAGCCCACTTCTTGGCAACGGATTCCAAAAAATCAGGCTGAACCAGCGGGGTGGCCATTGATTTTGTCTTCATTGTTGTGGGTGCTTGGCAGCGGTTCATTGTTGATGAAAAGCTGCACCACAGCCAGATAGTTTTGCCCGCCAACCGTGACGTTGTAGCCCATTTGGCCGCACTTCACAGAAACCATGTGCGCGGCCATTTTGGTGGCAAGGATTTCCATTTCCCGCATTTCATCTTCAGTGGGGAGGCGGATTCCCAATTCCTGGCCGGGGTTTGTCATGGTTAATCGCGTTCTTTCTGGTCTTCAATCCCAAACCGCTTCATCATTTTGTAAAGCGTGTTGCGGTTGATACCAAGGGCGTTGGCTGCCTTCACCTTATTGTATTTGGAATGCTTCAGCACGTTCAAAATCAGCGCCCTTGCCACGCGGTTGATAACCGCATCCCAAAGAACCCCACGGTTCCCGGCAAAGTATTCCAGCTTCATAAAATTGATGGTTGACAGTTCACGGTCAAGCCCGGCCAACATGGCGCGGGCTTCCGGGTGGCTTTCAGGGTCAAATGCTACTTGCGGCATGGCTACACCCGCGGCAGCGTGAACTTGGCAAAACGGCCATTGGCCTGCTGCACGTTGTAGACCGCTTCCGTGGAAGTCAGTTTGTGCGCCCGGTCTTGGATGGCGCGTATCCGCGCCCGCAGCAGCATCAGGTCTTCACTGGAACTGGAAAGTTCAGCAACCTTGGCCCGCAGCTTGTTGACCGCGGGGATTGCCAGCAGGGTCACGGCACCAGCGCCGATGACCACACCACTGGTCAGGTAGAGTAATTCAACCATAGGGGGATTCCTTCTTTTTTGGTTAGTGTTGAACAAGCTGGTAGAGGAAAAGGCTGGTCATTGCCACGCTGAAAAGGCTGCCCGCGGCGATGGCCACAAGGTGCTGGCGCACGGTGTATTCCGGCTTTTCACGCACGGCCTGGCGCCCGGCAAAGGTGTCAATAGGAAGGTCAAGGTTCAGGTTTATTGTTTTCATTGTGTTTGTTTCCTTTTGTTTGATTTATATTCTGTTGGATTTTTCACCATGTCAACAGAAAATAAATAAAAGCTAAAGAAAACAAAAATGGCTAAAAACCGCTAAAAAGGTATTTCATCCGGGTCAATCCACTCGCCAGTTGTTGTGTAATTATCACTAGGGGTCACGTCAAAGGGGATGTCATCATAAACCGGGTTGGCCTTTTCATCCTTGCCTAGCGGTTTTACCTGAACCAGCTTGTCATCAAACCATTCAACCTTGTGTTCCCGGCCAGCGTCTTCTTGGTCAAACTCACATTTCACCACACGCCAGAACTGGCCTTCCTTCTTCACCGTGATGCGGCTGGGGCATGGGTAGGCCATCCACAGGGCTTCTTCCACGTTGGCCGGTGGCGGGCGGTCAGGGAACCGCTGCTTGTGCCAATGCACGGCGTTTTCCCGCGCATAGCCGGAATGGTTGAAGCACACATATTCCGCAAAGTGACCGCCCAGCGTGATGTAGTTGGCCCGCATGGTGGGAGGCTTGGGCGGGGTCTTGCCCGCGGCGATGGCTGTGCGGTTTTCCTTGCCGTGGTAAAGGTCATATTCCACGGAAATAACCTTCCATTCCTGCGGCGGAATGTCCGAACTGACCACTGCGGATTCCGTGGCGGTTTTGTTCAGGGCTGCACTGGCAAAGTCATAACTGCAATGGTAGCAGTATTTTTGCGCGGCATAGCACATGGTGCCGCAGCTTGGGCACCGCTTCATAATGGCTTCACCCGGTTCCGCGTTTTCTTCCTTCTTCTTGGGCGCCTTGCGGATGTCAATGGTATCAACCGGCCCCAAGGCATCCACAACGCCGCCAAAATCAAGAAGCTGGCAATCCGGCTTCAGGCTGTTGGCAATGGCATCCAAACGGCCCTGCTGCGTTTCCAGGTCATAGCCGCTGGCATAGACCGGGCGGATGCCGCGGCCCACGCACTGGATATAAAGAACCGGGCTGCGGGTGGGGCGCATGAAGATGACGTTATCAATGCTGGGCACGTTAAAGCCGGTGGTCAAAACCGCCACGTTCACCAGGCAGGTGAATTCACCTTGGTTGAACCGTTTGATGATGTCAGCGCGTTCACCCTTGGGGGTTTCACTGGTAATCATTTCCGCAGAAACGCCATTCATCCTGAAGGCATCCCTGACGTGCTGGCAGTGCTGAAGCCCGGCAGTGAAGCAAAGCCATTTGCGGCGCCCAGCGGATTTTTCAATGGTTTCCCGCACGCAGGCCATGGTGGTTTCATGGATGTCAACGGCCTTTTCAAGCTGGGAAGCAATATAATCCCCGCCGCGGGTGCCAACCCCTTCCACGCTTAACTTGATGCTGGTGCGCGGGCTGGAAGGTTTGACCAGGTAGCCTTGTTCAATCATCCACGCAATGGAAATTTCATAGGCCACGCCGGTAAACAGGGCATTGTCACCTTCATCCAGGCGCCCGCTATCGGCGCGGAAAGGTGTGCCGGTGAGGCCGATGACCACCAAATTGGGGTTCAGGTTCCGGCAGGCTTCAATGAACTGGCGGTAGGTGGTTTGTTCATCATGGGAAATCAGGTGGCATTCATCAATCAAGATGACCTGCGGCGCACGGTTGATGTATTGCAGCTTGTTGCGGATGCTTTGGATACTGGCAAAGGTGATGTCATTGTAGAGGCGCTTTTGCCCCAGCCCGGCGCAGTAGAATCCCCAATCCGCGTTGGGGGTGTATTCCTGCAATTCCCCGGCATTCTGTTCAAGCAATTCCTGAACGTGGGTCAGGCAAATGATGCGGGTGCGCGGCGCGTCAGCGTGAATGCGCTGGATGATGGCTGCATTGATAAGGCTTTTCCCGGCGCCAACAGGCGCCACAATCATGGTGGATTCTTCAGGCTTGTGGGCACCAAACCAATCAAAAACGGATTGAACGGCGCTGCCCTGATAGTCGCGTAACTTCTTCATGCCGGGTCTTTGTTTAACAATTCATCTTGGATTCCGGCAAGCATCATTTGCGCCAGTTTTGGTGCGCCATCCTGCTGCACATGCTGAAGCAGGCGCCCATCATCCACGGCATATTCACACAGGGTCTTGCCCGGTTCATTGCTGATGGTGCGGATGTTGCGGGCTGACCGGGTATAAACCGGCCTGGTGTTGATATAGATGGAAACGGTAATCATGCCGCCGCTTTCTGTTGTTTGGCCCGCTTGCTACGCAATTGGGAATTCTTTTTGTTCATCATGGGCACCAGGTGAAGCGGGTTGCAGCACGCACGCTGGCAGCACCGGTGGTCAAGCTGAACACCTTTCCGCAGCCTGCGGCGCCAGAACCATTCATAAATGACCCGGTGAACATACTGGGCAGTGCCGTTGACGGATGCCTTTTTGTAGCCGCGGGTGTCATTCCAGGCACCCGTATAAATCCAGCATGAGGCGGTGGAGGGCGTACCCCCCCCTCAACTTTTTGCAGGATTCGCTTGATTATTTGGGGGTGTGACATGGTTTTTCAGATTCTTTGTCATTGCATCAAGGGTGCCCAGCACAAAGCGGCGCACTTCTTCAGGGTTATTGCTGCGGTAGCGGTATTCAAAGAAGTCACCAATTTCATTGATGGCCTTCAGGATGATGTCACGCCGTTCACCTTCAATCATCTTGCCGTGCTTCAGCCCGTTTTCATAGGCAAGCTGTTGCGCCGGGTCAAAATACTTCATGGTGCCTGGAATTTCCTGAAGAAAATTGGCATCCACCGTGCAGTTTTCCTTGGCGTTGCATTTTCCGTTGCAATCGCAATTCATCAGGTGCCCGTTACATTCAGCCATGGCAACCACCTATGGCATTAGCAAACGCCATCAGAATGTTGGCATCAGCAATGGCGCCTATAAGAAGACCCCACCACCAACCTTCCTTGTCATCCAGCTTCAGGATGAACCATGCAATAAGGCCGGTAATCATTTTCAGGCATCCGTCTTGGGTTGTTCTTCCGCAGGCGCTTCAGCGGGCTTGTGGGTCATTTTCATAAATTCCGTGACAGTCAGTTCACGCGCCCCTTCAGGGATGGGGTAATGGGAGCCATCCGGCCCCACAGGCAGGCTGAAGATAATGCGTTCATCCGGCAGCACATGGAAGCTAAGGAAAGACACAATGCCTTCCGCTGGATTCATCGCCGGTTCCATGCCGCACATGGTGGTCAAATCCCAATTAGTAGGTTTTTTTGGGAGCGCCTTCAGTTCATTGTAGGCTTCCTTGTTTCCGCTGAATTGCGGGGCGATGATGCCGGGTTTAATCCAGCGCCACCCTTTGGGAAGCGGAACATCCTGGCGGATGGCAAGGCCCTGCAATTCATTGTTGGCAAACAGGCGTACATCTTCCACGCCAGGCAGCCATTTGTTGGAAAAATCAACCCATGCACGGTGGGCGGCCTCCCAAGTTTCCTTCCACTGGTGAAGGCCGGTCATCAGGCGGCTATCAGCCGGAACGTCAATGATATTGATACGGTTACTCATGGTTTTCTTCCTTTCTGAATTTTACAAATAGCCTGAATACCCGCGGGAAGGCCACAAAGAACCGCAACAGGATGTGAACCAGTGCAGGTTCCTTGCAACCGGGGTGGAAGTAGCGCAGCAGCGTGCGTGGTGCTGCGCCGGTCAGCCTTCCCCATTCAGTTTGTGTGATGCCGATACTTGCCAGCAATTCACGGTTATCCATCCCGTTAAACCCGCATTGGCATGATGACCACTGTGGCTTTGTCTTGGTCAGGATTGTTCATGGTGAACTTCACCGGGTCACTTGACCCATAGAAGTGCATGGTGGCGCTCATTGTCTTGGGATGGGAAAACAGGCGCCCAACTTCCTTCAGTCCGGTCAGGTAGGCCATATTGAAGCCAACCGGCTGCCCTTCAGCCAGTTTTTTATCCTTGGCCGGAATGACCCGCTGATATTCAGGATAGGTGGCGTCAATGGCGCGGCTTTTAAGCGACATCCGGCCATCCCATGAACGGAACTTCAACTTGCCTTCAGAAACCTCCACAAAGGCCGTGTTGGCGGCTGCAATGGCGGAACGCTTTGCCCACCAGCGCACAATCTCTTTCACATCATCCGGGCTGATGATGAAGCCTTGGTGTTCCGGGGTGGTGGGGCCATCATAGATGCCCGCGGCGCTTTTGGCATATTCCGGGTTGGGTTGCGC